GCCACGGCGAGTGGTCTTTTGCTCCCTACCGGTCTAGTCCAAGCTCAAGAGAAGAAGATGCTCTACGGCGGCTGGGTAAGTAGCCCGGCCGCCCGTAGGGCTTTTGTCAAGCAGCATCGGCATCCGTTCTTCAGTCAACAGTCACAAGACATTAAGGGCAGCAGCGACGGCCGGATCGTCATGCTCAACCCGTTCCTGGCCAAAGCCCTTGGCCGTCCGATCGCCCCGCGCATACAGGAGATCGGAGATTGCGTAGGTCAAGCCTTCGCACTTGGCGTAGACGTCCTGACAGCCACCCAGGCCTTCATGCTGAACCGCCCAGAGCGGTGGGTCGCAGAATGTTCCGCCGCAGCCATCTACGGCGGAGCGCGCGTCAACATCGGTGGAGGTGTGCTCGGGAGGCGAGCGGGCGCCAACGGACACTGGGCCGCCGAGTGGCTCACACGCTTCGGAGCACTCCTACGACAGGAGTACGCCGGCGGCCACGACTTCACAGATTACAGCGGCGAACTATCTAAGAGGCTAGGGTACGAAGGTATCCCCGCCGAGCTTGAGATCCTGGCCAAGCTGCACCCGGTCAAGACCGTATCGTTAGTCACCACCTTCGAACAGGTGTGCGACGCGATCGCCAACGGTCACCCGGTCTCCCTGGGTAGTAGCGTCGGCTTCGGCATGACGTCTGACTACTGGGTGCGAGACTCCGAAGGCTTCCTACGTCGACGAGGCAAGTGGGGCCACGCCATGCTGGGCATCGGCATGAATCGTAAGTCGCGACGCAAAGGCGTCTGCATACAAAACAGTTGGGGCGACTGGATCACAGGGCCCACAGCCCATGGACAACCACGAGGTTCGTTCTGGTGCGACGAGAGTACAATCAATTCCATTCTCGCACAGGGCGATTGCCACGCCTTGAGTGGCTACGTAGGGTACCCGCGAGTAGACATCCCGGACTATGAGATTTGGTAATGTCATGACCGACAAACACTGGACAGCAATAGGAGCATCCTATGCCATCTTTGCTATCGCAATTGCAACTCTGGCTACGCATCAAACGAGCCATACGAGCATTACTGGTCAACCCACGGTCGTGGCCCAAGCAACTGAAAGCCCTGTTTGGCGTAGTCAACGATTGGATCTCGATGACGCGAACCCCAGACGAAACTACTGGCTCACCATCTGGGTCACAAAGAGTTGCTACGGATGCGAACAGCAGAAAGCGGAGGTTCCGGCTCTTCAGGAGGCGGGATACAACGTCGTCGTCCGCAAAGGACCGCCCGGCCGCTGGATCAAGTCCTTCCCTCACATCGTTATCAACCGAGATCGACTCAATGGTGAGAGAGTTACAGAACTCGCAGGTTTCCACACGCTCGCGCAGATTGACGAGGCTCTCAAGATTGGAGAGACTCCGGAGGAAGAAGTAGAGGACCCCGACTACGACATCTTCAGACCGAAGGCCCAAGTCAACACCCTCAACCTGGTCGTGTGGCTCGACGGCAGCGAAGAGAGCAATCGCCAGTACGACGAGATCGCCAAGCTGCGGAAGCTGGGCTTCAGCGCGAACGTGTACGTAGTGGGTGGCCCGAAGAGGCCGCCGCGACACATCGTCAACTTCCCGACAGTGATCCTGATCGACAACAGCCACCGAGGCGGGATCTACGTCTGGCTGCACTTCGTGTCCGCTACCACCATCCAACACACAGCCAACAAACGAACATGAACTACATTGAAGTGTCGGCTGCTGTCGCGGCCTTGACGATGCTGATCAGCAAGTCTACGCTCTTCACTCCGATACGAAACAAACTGCCCGACAAGCCTTTTGGATGCCCGATATGCAGTTCTTTCTGGGTCACCCTCCCCATATTGTACTGGGGCCCAGTGGCGTACCTTGCCACCGTCACCTTCAGTAACCTGTGGATGCTCGGCATCGCCAAGCTCTACCTAGCGATCGACGACATGGACTATGAGACTACGTCAGAGAATGAGTGACCGCCGACTGGCGCGTCGTATTCGGATGGCTGTTCGATGGAAGAGCCGCCGTGGTGAGATCAACCCTGATCAAGCTCGACGCTTGCAAGAAGGTGCCAAAGACCCTGCCGTCGTTCGGCAGTGGCGGAAGCATCTTGAACAGCCGAAGTACGGCGCCCCGTGGATGACCGATGAGTCGGTGAAGACCGGTATCAACTGGTCAAACATCTGGAGCTGGTTGCTTGACAACTGGCCCGCGATTCTGAAGGTACTACTTTCACTCCTCGTATTTCTCGGGGAGAAGCCAGAAGAGGAACCCAAATGAAACTCGTATCACCCGCTACCGCCAAACATCGTTTCAAGGTCGAAGCCTACAAAGACGGCAAGTACGTGAACTGCGTAGCATCTTCGGCCCCTGGACGGCACGAGTTTGAGATCAAGTTCGACTGCGACACTGTGAAGTACATCGTTGGTGACACCTTCTGGGTGTGGGACGGCGAGAACTGGCTCCAAGGCGAAGCGGCCGAGAAGGCCCTGAAGCCGAAGCCGGCACCGAAGCCCGTCGTGAAGAAGAAGGAACCAAAGCCGGCCTACAAGAAGGAATGGACACCCAAGGACCGTCTCGACAAGGTCGAGGAAGAGTTCAAGAAAGTGACTGACAAGCTGTGATAGCCCGCATCGAACCCACGCATTCTACCCGCCTCCATGTTGAGTGCGTGTGCGACGATGGCGGAAGTTACTGCATAGAGGCCAAGCACTGTGTTGGGGATCTTGTACTCCCGAACAACGTCGTAGACGTCTTGGTGACTTGTTTGGAAAGTGGCGTGCGGCTGGCTGTGACTTTGATAGAGCCTGAACTCAATTTCGAACACTCAGCCGAAGCCGTGGTGGTGTAGATGTATGGAGTTAATGGAGCAGTTACGAAGCCAACTAGCCAGCGGGTTAGTCTCGAACACTTTGAACACTTGTTCTCGGTGGGCGACCCATCGGCGAATCATGGGTGCTCCGTTAGAGGGACCGTATAGCTTCAAGCATCACCCGTGGTGCGAAGAGATCCACAACAGCAAGGCGACGTTCAACTCGACGATGAAGGGTGCGCAGCTCGGGATGACCGAGATCGGGATCAACCGAGCGTTCTTCACAGTCGACGTGCTGAAGAAAGACGTCCTGTACGTATTGCCGACGGCCATCAATGCAAGTGACTTCGCAAAGTCGCGGTTTAACACTGCTTTGACGTACTCGGATTACCTGAAGAACATCTTCACCGACACTAACACGATCGGACTCAAGCAAGCTGGCGGCGTGAACCTCTACATTCGTGGTTCGCGCGGCGACAGCAACATGAAGTCGATTCCGGTCGCCGTCTTGATCATCGACGAACTCGATGAAATGGACGAGAAGCAAATCTACTTGGCTTTGGAACGCCTCTCGGGCAACCCGGAGAAGTCGATCTACTACATCTCGACTCCTACGTATCCGAAGAAGGGCATCCACAAGCACTACTTACAAGGTACGCAAGAGCACTACATGTTCAGATGCCCGCACTGCAGCAGGCAGACTGAGTTGATCTACCCCGAATGCTTGGAGATCCGTGGCGAAGCGATCACCGACCCACTGGTGAAGACGTCCATCTTGAAGTGCAAGGAGTGCGAGCACCAACTCCACCACGAGACGAAACACGAATGGCTTGCCAAGGGCAACGCCGGCTGGGTCGCGACCGCGAAGTGCGATGAAGACCATCGAAGCTTCCACGTCAACCAGCTCTACAGCTACGCTCTGACACCTGGCGAGATCGCGCTGGCTTACTTCAGAGGTTTAGGCGACGAAGCCGCCATGTCGGAGTTCTTCAATTCGAAGCTCGGCCTTCCGTTCATCCCGGACGGGGGTCAGGTGACCGACGAAGAACTTGAAGATGCCCTTCGCCAGTTCGCGAAGACCGGAGCACGTCCATTGACTGGCGGGGAACGCCTTATCACGATGGGAGTCGACCAGGGAAGCTGGTTGCACGTCGTTGTGATGGAATACTTGCTCGCCGACGACAACCCAACAGACATCAACGCAGAATCTACAGGACGACTACTGTGGGAAGGTAAGTTCGACGCCGGCGACTTCACGGTCTTGGATCGAATGATGCGGGAATGGCAAGTTCGAGCCTGTGTCATCGACGCCGACCCGCAGATCAACGACGCGCGTCGCTTCGCACGACGTTTCCCTGGCTACGCTTGGCTGTGCCGGTACCGAAGAGGAGTCACCGGCAAGGAACTACAAGAGTCGGAAGCCGACGGTGGGGCTCCGATGCTTACGGTCGACAGGACAAACTGGCTCGACGCCTCTATGGGCCGATTTCACTCCAGTCGAATCTGGCTTCCGCGAGACGTCTCGCTGGAGTTCAGAGAGAACGTCAAGAATCTGATCAGAGTCTTCGAACGGGACGAATTAGGCAACCCACGGGCGACCTACACTAACACCGGCCCTGATCACTTTGGACACGCATTAAACTACGCTGAGATGGCACTTCCGCTGGCCGCCTGTATTGGCACCGGCGAGTCAATCACGCAGAGCGTCATATAGAGGTAACCATGCCGAACACTCCCGACAAGCCCACCCTCATCAGTGTACGGCATCCGTACTACACCACCGACTCCATCTATTGGCAGCAGTGGCGGGAGACTTACGAAGGGGGCGACGAATACGTCCGCAACTACCTGAAGAGGTTCAGTGACCGGGAAACCCAGGAAGACTTCAACGACCGTATCAAGATGACGCCGGTGCCGGCGTTCGCCAAGTCAGCGCTCAACGACGTTCGCAACTCCATCTTCCAACGCCTGGCTGACGTCCTCCGCCGCGACGGTACCGACACCTACGCTCAAGCGATGGAAGGTAACAACGGCGGAGTCGACAACGTCGGTGACCAGCCGATCACGTTGGAGATGGATCGCATCCCCTTCACCCTACTGGACATCAAAGGCAGCATTCTGAAGGACGTGTCGATGCACCAGAAGGCGTTGCTGAACCTGGGCTCCAGTGACATCAGCTACGCCTTGAAGTCCAACTTCCCGTTCTACGTGGAGCAGTCCGACAGTCGCAACATCGGCGCCCATCTCAAGGACTACATCGAAGACGACGGTACGACGACCACCAGTAAGAATGAGAAGCCAGGTAGAGACGTCACCGGTGGCGTCACGCACGGCCGTACGTACAGTCTGAAGGCCGAGCGGCCTTCGTTCATCAACCCGTCCAGCGAACCGCTGGAAGCGTCGATGAAGCTTCAAGAGAAGCTCGAAGACGACATCCGCAAGCTGGTCAACCTGTCCGTACAGAACAAGGTCGGGCAGCGCGTCACCTCCGCCGAGGCTCTGAAGCTCAGCGACCAAGGCCTGGAAGCCGGCCTGTCGTACATCGGGCTTGTACTCGAAGGCGCCGAGCGTCATGTGGCAGAGTATTGGGCCGCCTATGAGAGTCGCGACAAGAACAAGCGGAAGGTCGCACTGGTCAAGTACCCTGACCGCTACAGCTTGAAGGACAACGCGGATCGCATCGACGAGGCCGAGAAGCTCTCCGAGTTGATGGACACCGTGCCGGGCAAGACAGTCAAGAAGGAAGTGGCCAAGTCGATCGCCGTCGCGCTGTTGAGTGGCCGCGTCAGCGTGGCCAAGCTTGACGTGATCTTCAAAGAGATCGACGACGCCAAGTACACCACCAGCGACGCTGAGATAATTCTCAAGTCAGTAGAGGGTGGCTTGTGTAGTGAGAAGGTTGGGTCGGAAGCTATCGGGTTCGCCGACGGCGTTTATCTCCAGGCCCGTCTTGATCATGCAGCCAGGGCCAAGCGCGTCCCGGAAGCCCAGACCTCTGCCAAGGCAGAGCAGGGCAACATGGCCGCACGCGGCATGGGAGACCTGGACGCTGACAAAGAGTCAGGTAAGGAAGAGCGTGAGGAGGCAACGGACACGACTACCTCTGAAGATAAGAAGAAACCACAACGCGGCGAGGGTAAGTCCTTGTCCAAAGGAGAATAAATGGGAGTCCCAGTACAAATAAGTGATGGCGCACGTATTGCCGACATCGACCCGGTCACACATGCCCTGGAGACCATATCATACGAGCATCACGAGATCCA